CATCGAGCAGCAATCGAGCGCCCAGGACGCCTACGACACGGCCCTCGAGACCGTGCTTGCCGGTGGGCTCGGGAACTGGATAGTGCGCACGGAATACGTGGCTGACGACGTGTTCACGCAGAACATCGTCATCGATCGAATCCTGGACCCGACCCTGGTCGTGCTCGACCCGCACGCGAAGAAGGCCGATCGCAGCGACGGCAATTGGGGGTTCCTCCTCGATTGGATGGAGCGAAGCGAGTTCGACGCACGCTACCCAGGGAAATTCCCGCCCGGCGATCTCGATACGGACGTCATGAGGCCGTGGGGCTCCTGGTTCCGCACCAAGGACGACCACGTTGCGGTGGCCGAGTATTACCGCCGGGTGCCCATGAAACGCACCATCGCGCAGCTGTCCGATGGCACCGTGATCGACACGACCGCCCAGGCAGACATCATGGACGAGCTCGAGGAGCGCGGAGAGAAAGTTGTCCGTACCCGCGACGTGCGCTCTCACAAGGTGGAGTTTTACCGTGTCGGCGGCACTCGTATCCTCGAGGGCCCGACGGAGTTTCCAGCCCGTTGGATTCCGATTATCGCCGTCACCGGCAAGGAGCTCGCCGTCGATGGTGAGGTCCGGACGCGCGGCATCGTGCGCCACGCGAAAGACGCCCAGCGGGCCTATAATTATTGGCGCACCGCGACCACTGAGTTCGTGGCGCTCACCCCCAAAATGCCGTTCGTCGCCGCCGCGGAGCAAGTCGAGGACAACCTGACCGAATGGCAGAACGCTAATGCCAAGAACCAGGCGGTGCTGACCTACAGTCACATTCCCGACATCCCCCCGCCGCAGCGCCAGGTGCCCCCCCAGATCCCCGCCGGCATGGTCAACGAGACCCTGGCCGCGGACGCCGACATACGCGCGACGGTCGGGCAGTTCAACCCGAGCATCGGAGAGTCAGAGGAGGCACAGTCAGGCCGCGCGATTCAGGCGCTCCAGCAGAAAACCAGCGTCAATACCTTCACATACATCGACAACTTGAGCCGCGGCATTCGCCACACCGGCCGCATCCTGGTGGACATGATCCCCCGGGTGTATGACAGCCAGCGCGTGGTGCGCTTGCTCCATGAGGACGAGAGCGAAGATTTCCTGCAGCTGTTCGAGCCCATCACTGACCAGGAAACCGGCAAGGAATCGTTCATCAATGATCTGCGCGCCGGGCGTTACGGCATCAATATTCGCGTCGGCCCGTCGTTCGCGACCCAGCGCCTCGCCGCCGTCCAGGCGATCCTGTTGTACCTCGAGCGCGACCCCGACGCCGCCCCCCTGGTGCGCGACCTAGTGGCCGGCAACCTCGATCACCCCGCGGCAAAGATGATGGCCGAACGGCTCCGCAAGACCGTGCCGCCCGAGCTCCTCGAGGGCGAGCGTGGGGACGAGGGCGAGCAGCGCCCGCCGTCGCAAGAACAGAAAATTGCCGCCGTTGAGGCCGAGGCCCGCCTCGCCGAGATGGAGGCCAAGGTCGAGGCCGCCGAGGCGAAGTCCCAGCAAGAGCAAGTCAAGCTGATGCAGCTCATGAAAGACAGCGGTCTCGACCGCGAGGCCCTGGTGCAACTTATCCAGTCTGAGGTCGCGCAACTCATTCGCCAGAACGAGGGCAGTCCCGCGCCCACGCCGGCGGATGGCCTGCCCGCGGACACGCCGCCAGCGCCGCCTCAATAGCATTCCGCCGCAGAGCGGCTAAACTCCACCACAGGAGCGAAATGTGAATCCTGAACCGACCCCCACAGCTGAAACCGAGTCGCAGCCACCGGCACCAACGCGCGAGAGCATCGAAGTCGTTACGACAGAGTCCGATGAGCACCGCGCGCTGCAGGCCCAAGCTGCCCGTGCCCACGCCCAGAGCTCGCACGTTTTAACGGAGGAACCGTTAGAGCGACCGCTCGAGGCGAGCGCGGCAGCCACGGCCACCGCCGAGGAGCTCGACCCGGACAAGCCACGGGGCGGGGAAGCCGGCGAGGATGAGCCGCCCCCAGCATCGGCCGATGCTGGTGAAGCGGACGAATCGGCGAACGAGTCGGACGAGGAGGCCGAGGAGTCAAAGCCGAAAAGTCGGCGAGCTCGTAAGGTCGCCCGCTTGCAGAAGGAACTGAGCGAGGCGCGCGAGCAGATTTCGACGCTGGAAACTCGACTACAGGATTCGGCTCCTGCCCCCGCGGAAGCGAAGGAAGCCCCCGACCCCGACCAGTTCGATGATTGGGAGAAGTATGCCGACGCAAAAGCCGATTGGCTGGCCGCGGAAAAGATCGCCGAGGCTGCGCCGGCCCCCGATACAAAGAGGATGGCACCGGACAGCTGGGGCGAAGTAACCGACAAGTACGAAGATTTCTCCGAGGTCGTGTACGCACCGACCAACACTTTTTTTACCGGGCCTGTCTGTGACCAGTTGATCAGCATGGCCGACGAAGGCGCCGAGCTCGCGTACTACCTCGGCAAACATCCGGAAGAAGCGAAGCGCATCGCACTGGTGCAGGGCGAGACCGCCGTAGCTCGGGAACTCGGGAAGCTGCAAGCGACCCTGAGTAAACCGAAAGGCAACGGCAGTCAGGCCCCCACCGATGGAGCGGCGAACGTGGCCCCGACCATATCCAACGCCCCTCCACCGATCACACCCACCGAGGGTGGCGGTGCTCAAGGCCGGCAGGCGGATCTGAACTCCGCCGACCCGGAGGAGTATCGGCGCATCCGGCGGGAACAGATGAAGGCGAGAGGGGACTACTAATGTCAGGAGTCCACAATGGCAAACGCCTTAATCACGCCGACCATCATCGCGCAGGAGGCTCTGTTCCAGCTCGAGAATAACCTGCAGATGGCGAACCAGGTACACCGTGAGTACCGTGAGGAGTTCGTAAAGGTCGGGCAAACGGTCAATATCCGTAAGCCCGTCAAATTCAACACTTCCAATGGCGCCACGCTGGTCAAGCAGGATGTCGAGGAAGCCAACACGTCGATCACCGTGTCCAGCCAGAAGCACGTTGGCTGGGAATTCAGCTCGGTCGATCTCACCATGACCATCGAGGAATATTCTGAGCGGTATATTCAGCCGGCCATGATTACCCTCGCACAGACCGTCGATTCCGCCGGCCTGGCGCTCTACAAGGACGTATACAGCTCGGTGAGCAATGCCTCATTCGTGAAGCCCGACACCTTTGCCGAGTTCGGCATTCTCGGGCAACGCATGGATGAAATGGCGATCCCCCCCTCGGGGAGCTCGAGCAGGCTGCGCCGAAAGCTCATCGGCACTTCGGGGTTCACTCACTCCGTCGCCGGCGGGCAGGCAGCTCTGAACCAGGAGCGCCTGGTGCGAGAGGCCTGGGTCCGTGGTCGGGTGAACATGATCGATGACATCGACATTTTCATGGATCAGAACGTCGTCAGTCACACCGTTGGTGTGGCCACCGGCACGCCCTTGGTCGATGGCGCCACGCAGAATGTGACCTATGCGGCGTCGAAGACGACCTGGACGCAAAGTCTGATCACCAATGGCTGGACTAACGACACCGCCGACATTCTCTTAGCGGGTGATGTGATCACCCTCGCAGGGGTCAATGCGGTGAATCCAGTGCCGGGCGAAGGCGCCAAGCAGGATCTCGGCTACCTCCAGCAGTTCACGGTCACGGCCGACGCCGCAGCAGGCGCCACCACCGGCCCGGCTACACTGACGATCTCCCCGCCCATCATTACGAGCGGGCCGTATCAGACAGTGACGGCGGCGCCGGCGGATGATGCGGCAATCGTCGTGCTCGGCACGGGAGGAACGCCGTACAGCCAGCACTTGGGTTTCCATCGCAACGCCTTTGCGCTGGTGACGGTGCCACTGGTCATGCCGCAAGGTGCCGCGTTCAAGGCGAGGGCCACGCACAAGGGGCTGAGTATTCGCGTGATCCGCGACTACGACATCACGAACGACGTGGAGATCATCCGGCTGGACATTCTGTACGGCTGGAAGACGATCTATCCAGACATTGCGGCGCGCTACTGGACGACCGTCTAAAGGCTCCTCCGACCACTCCCCCGGCTTCGGCCGGGGGCTTTTTAACTGACCGAGGAATAACGACATGGTAGGAGTACAGAAAGACGGCCCGGACGCGGAAGTAACAGACGATGAGGCATCCAAGACCGAGGGCACGGCGCCCAGAGCACAGGGTTCTACCGCGTGCCAGGCACGGGCTGGCGCCGTCGAACAACAGAATCCAGATCGCCAGGGTGTACCGGCGAAGGCGCCGGCGGCCAAGAAACCGCGCGTAGCCAAACCGAGTCAGACGGCCCGGCCGGCGTGACCGCGCGGGAGCTCATCCGGCGTGCGATGCTGCGCATCAACGTGATTGCGCGCGGTGAGCCGCTCCAGGACGAGGAAGCCTCGGATTCCCTGGCGACCCTCAATGAAATGCTCCACGCCTGGGAGACCGATGGCATTCACCTTGGGCATACCAACCTGGGCCTTGAGGACACCATTGAGCTCCCCGACAACCACATGCGCGGCGTGCGGCTCTTGCTCGCGCTCGAGCTCCTGGGAGAATTCGAGAAGCCAGCCGAAACGCTGCTCATCACCCAGGCCGATCGTGCCAAGCGGCAGCTGATTGCGGAGTACCAGGTCATCCCCGAGGCCAAGTTCGACACGGCGCTCACGGATTTCCAGGCGAACCGTTCTCAATACGACATCAATCGGGGGTAGCCGTGCTGCTCCCTTTCGCCACGGGCTCGCGCGACGGCAAATCGCTGGCCGTTGACACGGAGCGCCTGGTCAACTGCTACGTTGAAACTTCGCAGTCTCGTAACTCCAAGGCAGTCAAGGCCATCCACGGCCGCC